TAAACAGACTAGGACTTACTGATGAAGAAAGAGCAATCACTTATACTGATAATGGTGTAAGTAAGATTGCAGAAGTTCGTCATTATGACCCAGTTATGGGATTGTTGAAGATTGTAGACCCAATGGATGGGGAGACTCATGAATTGATGTACAATCGAGACTTTAAAAGATGGTTCAAGCCAGGGACAGACATTGTTTGTCAATGGAATATAGAAGAACCAGTAGTTAAACAGATTGATGCATGGGAAGGTGATGTCCCAGTAACAGTCAAAAGATTCCCATCAAGTCCTTTAGACTAGATGGTACAAATATTATGGAGACATTATGAATCAAGTAGAACAAGTTGATTTGATGCAAACACAGATTCTAGGTTTGAAAGAACTAGCTCAGATGGTTGCAGTTATTGATACATGTGCAAGTCGTGGAACATTCAAAGCAGAAGAGTTCTCAACTATCGGAAGATTAAGAGAAATCATTATTGCAGAGAGTCAAGCACAAGCACAAATCAGACAAGCTGCACAACAACAAGAAGCAGAGAGTCTAGATGGTGGTATGACAGAAGGTAATGAAACAACAGAACCAGTTGTCGATGCAAGAGAAAAATTAAAAAGAAGTAAAGGTAAGAAGTAATGGCAGATTTAGATTTCGGTTTTACAGCAGTAGACCAAGACGAACTAACAACCAAAACTGGAGAAGCTGCAGCTCTCAATGAGAAGATTGCAGAAGACTTAAAGAAGGTTGCAGAATCGTCTGGAAATGCAGTCAACTCAGAACAAATAGAAAACCTTGATGCAAAGGTTGATGTACTTAACAAACTAGTATCAAGTGCATTGGATGAGTTGGATGATGCAAAAACATCTATGGGTAGTTCTACAGATGTTGCAGTATCAAAATTGAAATCACAACTTGCAGATGCAGAAGAACTTATTTTACCACTTCTACATAAACTCATGGAAAATGAGGATAAAGAATACATCTATTGGCCTAACAGAAAGGCAATAATAAACCAACAAATCGAAAGAGTCAAAAAGGTAACAAGGGGATAGATTATGGCTACAGATGCATGGGGACAAACTATACCATCATGGGTTGAAGATAACTCATATGAATGTGCAACACGACAGACTATTGTAATGAATGATGGTCATCCAACACCGATGACATCTGCACAGTTCTGTAAATTAATGAAAGAATCTGGTGACAAATACATTGTAAGGGATGGTAAAGTTAAAGACAGTGAATGGATGGATGGTAAATTCATCGAGGATGGTCAAAGAACTTATACTAATGCTCAAGATATTGCACAAAGAGACGAAATGATTGCAAAATATGGTGCAGCTCCAGATGGTAATCCAAAAGCAACCTTAAGTTTTTCAAAAGGTAAAGATGAAAATGATACATCTAATTGGGGGCCTGCACAATGGTTAGGAAACTCTGGACTTGAAGTTTATCTTGAAGCTTATGTATATAAGAATGGTAATACAGTAGTTCCAAATACTGAAACATTCGATAGTGTTGAAGTAAATGTCTACTGGAAATACATTGACGATTATAGAAAAGCAATCACTGGTGAAATTAATCCTATTGCAACAGTTTCATCAAGTGTAATCCCAGATGCAGAATTTAATAGAACAACAGCAGTAAACATATCTCCATCAAACTCAGAAGTAAGTTTAGAAGACTTTGGAAGAGGTGAAGACTACAAATTCAAAACTACATGTGTTAATGACTTTTTAGTTTCTGGTGCAGCTATGAAATATAAAAAAGAATGGTTGAAGGGTGGAGACCATGAGACTGCAACTTTAATTGATAATTTCTTAATTGCAAATGGAATGGGTAGAACTGCAAATCTTGATACATGGGTAACTCATACATGTCCAACACTAGGACAACCAAGAACAACAAAGGATGTACTTAATTTTGTAGGTGGTGCAAGAGTAGAAACTACATTACAAGATATAGATAGTGGTACTTTTAGTCTACCAGATGGTCATCCTATGATAGAACATACTGCAACATCAGATGTTAAATGGAAAGAATTTTGGCAAGAACAATATGATGCTGGTGCATTCTCAGCTGAGAATGAAGCATTATATGAAGCAATTAAAGTAGACATCTATAGTTAAGTGGACAAAGAACACATATTAAAACTCCAGAAAGGTGACATTGCACTTGTAATAACAAGTGATAATGGTTGGTTTCAAAAAATCAATATTGCATTTGCAGATGATACTGATAACCCTATTCAAATGAATCAAGAATGGTTATCACTGTATAAAGCTACAACACATTTGTCTATGATATGTGATACATACCTAAGAAGTAGACAAAACCTTATGCAAGAATCTGGAGAAGATATAATATCAGAACAAGAATGGAATGCAGATATGTTAGACCCATTTGTCTTAAAAGACTATCTAACAGACTTAGGATATTCCACTCCACCAGAACTTCAAAAAGAAGTAGATGAATTCATGAAAGAAGAAACCAAGGAAAAGAAAGGTGGTGATAATGTCATCCAACTATTTCCAGATAAATCTTGATTCGTGAGTACACATTTTGTTACAATGTGTCAAACATTTTTATAATTAGAAAGGATATATAATGAATAAAGTAAGTTGTTATGATATGACTCCACAAGAAGTCTTCTATGCAGAGTTAGGTCGTGAGATATCTGCATATGCAGAAAAAAACAAAACTAAATCCCTACGATTCAGTAGAAAAATATTTGAAAAAGATAGAAAAGGTAGTGCAGAGGATGATGTATGGAATCATATGTTATCTGCATGTGATAAACTGACTCGTATTGGTACAGTCTGGGGCCCTAAAGATACCTCATGTCTCAATGAGAAAGAAAGGGTTATTGTCCAAGCACAATTAAGGAAGAGAGCAAATGATAGAAAGAGAAAAGAAAGAATTGCAAAGTCAAATTCAAATTCTTGAGAAGAATGTCAGAGATTTAGAAGAACAACTACATAATGCATATAAGAGGATAAATGAACTATCACAACGCAGACAGTAGTGGAAATGATATCCATGTAATCACAGATGTTGTATCAAATGCAGATACAGCTGGATGGTATTATGGATTCATGTTATGGGGTAAATGGAATAAGAGTCAGATATTCTATAATCAAAATCCACCAATCAATGCAATGGATACTCACATAGAAGAAGCAATGGAAGTCCACAATACATTACCTAGGGTAAATCCAGCACTAGTTACAGGAACTAAAGAAAGATTAACTTGGTTTATTAATGTATCTAAAATGGAGAAGTGTTATCACTATCAATCGTCTCAAAATCAAAATACAGTAAAAGGATTAACAGCAGACAATATAAAAATTACAGAAGACATAAAACCAGAACCATTTAAAGTTGGTAGTTATGAAGTTACTCAAGAAATGATTGATGAAAATCCAGATGCATTTAAAACTGTAGGATTGAATGATGAATTAATGTCTGCTGGTGTTTATGATATGCATCCAGAAGTAAAAAGACTTGCAAATCAAATATTTGATATCTATAGACCACATTGTGAAGAGATAGTTGGTAGAAAATTTAAAAAAGAATATACAAATGGTTATCTAAACAGAAATGCATATGGTGATTCTGTTTGGACACATGCAGACCCTTTTGATTACACTTTAGTGGTTTACTTAAATCCAGATACATATGACTTAAGAAAGTGGGGTGGAGAAACTATATTCCTAGATGATAGTTTAACTTTTTGTAGAGGTGGTGTTTCTCCTAAAGGTTCAACTGCATGTTTGTTTAAAAGTGATATACCACATAAAGTTACTGGTGTATCATGGGAAGCAGAATTTGATAGAATGGCAATAACATACTATTTGGAGTTTGATGATGAGTGAACACATCGATGTATTAGGTGAAGAAATTTATCTAGTAGACAATATTGTCCCAGACCAAGTAGTAGAAAAATGGTGGATGAATTTTACTAACTATGGTAAATGGATAAGAGGTTTTCTTGCATATGGTGGTAATCCACCTCATATTAGTATGAATAGAACTGGTGACCCAGTAGCACAAAAAGCTATTAGAGAACAAGGTGGGTTTTCAAAAGAAATTACAGGAACAACAGAAAGAGTGACTTGGTATATGAATGTATCACAAAGTCAAAAAGCATTTACAGAGGCAGCTTCAATTGCATATCAGAAAGCAGACGATGACAATGTACCTTACTGGGATAAAGAAGGTAAAGGTTGGGAACTGCAACAAGATATATTTACACATCATCCAGAGGTACATAGAACTGTAGACCAAATATGGGAAGTATATAAACCAAGTTTTGAATCTGCATTAGGAGTAGAATTAGAAGAATACAATAACTGTTATGTACATGCATTCCAAGCTGGTGACAGTTCTTGGTCACATCAAGACTATATGGATTATAGTGCAATAGTGTATATTAACCCTATGAAATACTGGGATTTAAGAAAATGGGGTGGAGAAACACTATTCTTAAATGATGATATTGATTTTGTTCGTGCATGTACCCTACCAAAAGGTGGTAGTGCAGTTGTATTTCGTGGTGACATATTTCATAAGGTCACTGCTGTTTCTTGGGAGGCAGAATATCCTAGAAACTCTGCAACATTTTTCTTCAACAAAAAGAAATGATTTGACAATAACTAATTTACATCGTATACTAGTAGTATGAATATTTTTTACTTAGACAAAGACCCAAAGAAATGTGCAGAAATGCATTGTGATAAACATGTGGTCAAAATGATTATTGAATATGCACAGTTGATGTCGACTGCACATCGTGTTCTAGATGGTGACCCATATGTATCTCAGACCCTAGGTGGTCGTAGAATACAAAGATGGAAACATCCTATTGCAAAGATGGAGAAAACATTATACAAAGCATCTCATGTAAAACATCCAAGTGGATTGTGGACTAGAGCATCACAAAATCATTACAACTGGTTGTATGAAATGTGGACACATCTATGTGATGAGTATACACATCGTTATGGTAAAATACATCTAACAGACAAAAAACTTAGAGATATGTTGTCTTCTGCACCAATGCAGATTGATGTAGAACCATATGTTGACCCATATCTTGCAATGCCAGATGATGTTAAACAAACAAATGTAGTAGAGGCATACAAGAACTACTATATAAACTATAAGAAAGACTTTGCAAAGTGGACTAAAAGACCAGTACCAGAGTTTATGAATTTTGAAACACACGCTGGATATGCATCGTAATGTATGGAGATATAGTTGACATGGATTTTTTATATAACTTAATGTGGGTATATTCTTTACCCTTTGAAGTATTTGTATTTTTCTTTAATTTAGGTTTCTGGGGTTGTCTTGTATATTTTATATACAGAGGTATCAGAGACTTTTTGGATAGATAATGCCTACATATGAATTTCAGAACACTGAGACTGGTGAGGTAGAAACTCATCGTATGTCTTATAAAGATTTAGATGAGTTTGGTGAAAACAATCCTCATTTAAAAAAAGTAATTTCTGCACCAAACATAGTTTCAAAGGTCGGTTCTAGGACTGGACTAGGTGGTACAGGTGGATTTAACGAAGTACTTAGTAAAGTTGCAGATGCACATCCTAGGTCAGACCTTGCAAAGTCAATAAAAAGACGAAGTGCAAAAGAGGTCAAGACAGATGCAGTCATCGATAAACATGCAAAGATACAAGCACGACAAAAGAAACAAGGTATAAAATTAAATAAAAAATGAAGAAACAATTACACGATTACGAAGGATACACTGCATTTGAAAGACTTGAAGTTTCAGATGATAAAACTAATCCTAAGATAAATTTAGATAAAAACGATGGTGAACAAGAAGCATTTGATATGTACAATAAAGATACTAATGATGTTGTACATCCATCGATACCAGCATTCTATTACATGACAAACGCAGGATGGGTTGTTGAAGATGAAGTAGGTTTTTCTGGGTGGCAAGTTGTTAAAGGTGAAGGTCTTGGTAGTAATGATTTAGGTAAACCTAGACTATCAACTGTATGGGAAACATCATGGTGGCATTCTATAGAACCAAGTATCCCTAGAAAATTAGTTGGTGGCCCTTTCAAAGCTGCAATAGGTGATTATCATTTAGGTATTAATGCATTGTTTTATCTTAATAAGTTTTGTCCAGTTATAGATTATAGAATTACATATGATAAACCAGTAAAGGTAGGTGAAGTAATCGAAAATATAACAACAGAGGTTGGAATACAAAATGGTCAACTACAACAAGAATGTATTCAAAGAATTTATGGAACTGATAAACGAGTAGGACATTGTTGGACTAACCATCACATACCAGAGGACAAATAATGAAATTTGATTACAGACCACTATGCACTGGTCTAACTCTTAAAGAAAGTCCAATACATGGTATAGGTCTATTTGCAACAGAAGATTTCAAAGCAGGAATCTTTTTAGGTGAAACACATATATGGGAAGAACGAAGAAGAGACTGGATTAGAACACCACTAGGTGGATTCATAAACCATTCGGAAGACCCAAATTGTTATATTAATACAAATATCCATTATCACAATGGAGACCAGAGAGAACTATATACAATTAGACCCATACTTGAAGGTGAAGAACTAACAGTATATTATACACTGGTCGAGGAGTAAAAATGAGTGAAGAATTACAACAACAATTAGGTGGTATATTTTCAATACCTTTTTGGTCTGGTCATCTAGATATAGAAATAGAACTACCAACAGAATTTGATGAAAGTAATATAGTCCAAAAAACATATCCAGAGTTAACTGATATGACAATGAATATTGTTCAAGATATATGTGAACAAATGGGTATGGTCAGACAAGAAGTAAAGTTAAATGACATGTGGGTAAATCGTTATGATAAAAATAGAATGCACTTAGACCATCATTATCATCAAAATTGTGCATGGACTGGAACTTATTTTCCAGAAGATTCAAATCATAGTTTAACAATACACAATCCTATGGCAGGTTTATATCAAGGACACTATCCTAAAGTTGAAAGACCTACTGGATGGAATCTGAATTACATACAGTTAAACGATTGTAAAAAAGGATATTGTATTATTCATCCATCATATCTTGCACATCATGTTTGGTGGAATGGTACTAAACCATCACATTCTATATCATTTGATATTGCATATCAATTACCTATTGGTGATAAAGATTTTGGGAGTTATTCAGAATGAAACAAACTGCATTATTAGATAGAGACGAATACAGAGAGTTTACAGAAAGAGTAGAATTTGCAGTGTCTAAAGGACATGAAGTTCCTCATATTGTAGAGTGTATATCTAGAAATCAATTTAAAGTAACTTTACTACAAACAGAAGACCTAGGTCTTTTGGATGAAGTAACAGAGGATTATAAACCACAACGAGTATTTCCATGAAAACATTTGAAATCCTAGATTATGGATTTGAATCATTACCTACAGAAAATATAGATGGTAAAAGATACTACATTACACCAACAGGTGAGAAGTATCCATCTGTTACATCGGTCACTGGACTTCTGAATAGGGATGGTATTAAGAAATGGAGAAAAAGAGTTGGTGAGAAAACTGCAAACAAGATATCAACTCAAGCTGCAAGACATGGTACATCTGCACACCAACTATTTGAAGACTATATTAGAAATGATAACTTTGAAGAAAAATTCAAGGGTGCAATGCCCACTACTCAACAAGCTTTCATTTCACTAGAAAAAGAACTAAATCAGATAGGTGTTGTTCATGGACTTGAGTCACCACTTTATTCACATAATCTACAACTTGCTGGTAGAGTAGATTGCATTGCAGAGTGGGATGGTAAACTATCGGTCATCGATTTTAAAACCAGTGCAAAACCAAAACAGGAAAAATGGATACAGAATTATTTTATACAGGAAACTGCATATGCAAAAATGTTTGAAGAACTTACAGGTGAAACAATCCATGCAATTATCACAATGATTGCAGTGAGTGATGGTTCGTCTCAGTTGTTCGTTGAACAACCAAGTGATAGGTATGTCGACCAGCTACAAGAACTTCGTAGTCAGTATAGAACTGAGTATGGTCTTTAGTAAGAATTCATTGCCAACCACATTATTACAAATGGTAGAGCAATGGGTGCTAACATATAGAATGAGAATGAAGTAAACTCTCTAATCTGATGACAAATCTCACATCTATGTTCAATAATATAGTTAATAGCACGACTCATTTTAAGTTTGGTCTCCTTATAAATAGTTATGGGTAAAAATTATAATATACTATCCAGTTATAGATAATTATCACCTATATTTATAAAAGTTATATACTCAATTTACAAAAAAATTATGGCATATTCAAAAAAAGTAGTAGAAAGGTTCGAAAATGTTTTAAAAAATCCAGAAGCACATTCTGTAGGACGATTCGACCCTAAAGACCCTAATGTTGCAACTGGATTAGTTGGAGCTCCTGCTTGTGGTGATGTCATGAAACTCGACCTCAAGATGAATGGAGACACAATAGAGGATGTCAAATTCAAAACTTATGGATGCGGTTCTGCTATTGCATCATCGACACTTTTTGTTGAACTGCTCAGAGGTAGAACAATTGAACAGGCAAAACAAATTAAAGATAAAGAAATTGCAGCTGCTCTTGAATTACCACCTATCAAACTACATTGTTCAGTCCTTGCAGAAGAAGGAATCAAACGAGCAATAGAAAACTGGGAAGAAAAAGTAGAACATAGAAAACACAATAATCCACCAGATTAAATGAAAGAAGATTATGAAGTAAGTGAGATAAGTCTTGAGGATACTGCACTTATCATCCAAAATACCAACGACAAAGAAGATATCTATGGATTAGATTATCCATGGGCAGGTGGTCTTCGACATTATTGTTATGGTCTATTCAACAAAGATAAACTAGTTGGTGCAGTACAATTCTGTTCTTATCATAAGAATCAACAATGGCACATTCCTTTTCACCAACAACACTATGGATGTCATACAGAGACATGTGAGGGTTTTTATGAGTTAGCAAGACTTGGAGTACTACCACAAGATGAACACAATATAACAGGATGGTTTCTATCTCGTGCAATGAAATTACTAAATCCTAAAGTTGTAGTCACAGTTGCAGAAGAAGAAAAAGGTGGGACAATCTACAAAGCTACCAACTTTGACTACTATGGACTAATGTATGATAGAGATTGGTATGAACCAGAAAAACCATTTCATGTTTATCTTAAAATATTTGATAAAAATTTACAATGTGAGTGGGAAAAGACTTGACAAATAAGAAAATCGTGAGATACTAGTAGTATGGAATTAATTAAAAGAGTAAAATTTTCGTGATAGATTGTTGGAGAGTTGTTATGGACAACAGATACAATCCATTGAGACATATTAAAGACCCTTCAATTCAAGGATATGTAACCATGGCACTATTCATAATGTGGTCTGGTTATTTTGGAGTGGTTGCATCTGTATACATGGAATGGTTGAACTATAGTATCGTAATGTCAATCATTGTACATATGGCAGTAATTATCCCAGTGATGGTAACTAATGCAGTATTCATGGAAGCAGAAAAGAATGGTATGAATTGGGTAACTGCATATAGGACACAACAGAATCTTAAGAATAGAAAATGATACTAACCAAAAAACGATTTACTGAACAAATAGAAACTATTGTACTGGAAAAAGGATTGAATTACATAGATGCAATTATACATTTCTGTGAGACACAACACCTAGACCCAGAGTCAGTAAAAAACCTCATTACACCACCTCTAAAACAAAAGATAGAAAGTGATGCAATGAATTATAATCTATTAAAACCAAATACTAAAAAAGGAAAAGGTAAACTACCAATATGAAACATTATAATCGAAGACCACAAAGACAAAAAGAATGGGGAAGAAAACCAAAGAAACCATCTGGGCCACCACCATTTGATGTCTTAATGAGAAGATTTAAAAAGAAAGTTGAAAGGGATGGTATCATTGCAGAAGTTCGTGAGAGACGATACTATGAGAAACCTTCTGCAAAGAGACAGAAAAAAATGAATGCAAAGAAACGAAGAATTCATATTGATAAACTTCGTGCAGCTCAAGCATTGGAACATTACAAAAGAACACATAGGATTTAGACTTGGATGCAAGATTTGGATACGAGAGTTACAAACTTTATCTTGGTATAAAACTACATTATAATTCAGATTATGATTTTAATAAGTACCATGGAAAAGTTAGTGCATCGTTTAGTAGTTTCCTTAAGAGGAATGATAAGTTTCAGTTTGCAAAACTTAGGAAACAATATAATGGACAACTTAAGGATTTTTATATTGCAAACTTTCAACACAAAGATTATTGGGTAGGAGATTTATTTGGTGAAGAAGCAAAACAAAACTATACAGAATGGAAAAAGTACAACCAGTCTTTGGTCTACTCTTTCGAAAAAGATATCAGACATCTTAACTCACTTGAAGGTGTTTTGGACAATCTATTTGTTCTTGATAGTTCTAGTCATCCTATCATTGTTGAGTGTCTTTTATCCAAATCAATATCATTTGGAACAGGAGTATTACTTGACTCCATATTGGAATGGAGTTCCAACATAAAGATAACAGAACAATATGTATGGCCAGAGGTCAAACAGAGATTACAAAAGACTAGAGGGTTCATATCATATGACCCAAGTATACTCAAGAGAAAGGTATTAGAGATATATGAATGTTGATGTTGCAGTTGCAGAAGAACTAAGACCAGATATGTATTCACATTTAAACTTAACAGGTGGTAAGACTGCATATATTATTGGTAATGGTACATCAAGACAAGGACTAGATTTAGATATCTTAGATGGAGATATATGGGGTTGTAATGCACTATATCGTGATTACTCACCAGACTATCTTACCATCATAGATGTAAGTATCATGGGTGAGTGTTGTCAAGCAAGATATCCTAAACTTAATAAATGTTACTTCTCTGGAGAATGGGAAGACCCATTAGGGTTTGAAGAATACAATATAATAAAAGAAACAATGGGTGTACCAGTGAGAGAATGGATAGACCCAAGTCATTCTAAAGTGACCATGCATGGAAAGGGTAATGGTAATGTTGGTATCCTAGAAATGCAAACTATAGGAATAGAGGATGACTATAAGATTACAAAGATAGGTGGCCCAGAAGATGACTACCATCTTTATGAGAATTGGTTTGCTGGTACTACTGCAGCTGCAATGGCATCACAAAACCATAACTACGATAATGTAGTTTTTGTTGGATTTGATTCTATTTGGAATTACGATTCGACTAAATATAATAACATCTATGCTGGAACTCGATGTTATGGGACAGAAGACGAACCAGAGAACAACAGACTTGTTGAGACTGGTGACCAAGGTTGGATATCCCAGACAGACCAACTAAAGATTTTAGTTGACAGATTTCGAAACATAGACTATTATATAATGAAGGATGAATTAAGTGTATCTCCATTGGAAGATTACTTGGTTTAATAATATTAATACAATGCAATACAATGCTAATACGAGGATATAATTATGTCATTTCAAGACTTAAAAAAATCTAGAGGTGGATTCGACACCTTACAAGCATCACTAGAAAAAACTTCTAGTGGGACTGAAACAAAATCCTACAATGATGACCGATACTGGAAAATCGATTTAGATAAGACTGGTAATGGTTATGCAGTTGTGAGATTTTTACCAGCATCTCAAGGTGAAGACATGCCTTGGGTTCAATACTTCGACCATGGTTTTCAAGGGCCAGGTGGATGGTACATAGAGAAGTCATTGACTACTCTTAATCAAAAAGACCCAGTATCAGAACACAATACTGAATTGTGGAACTCTGGTATTGAGGCAAACAAGGATATAGCAAGGAAACAGAAAAGAAGGTTGCACTATGTGTCAAACATTCTTGTAGTTTCTGACCCTACACATCCAGAGAATGAAGGTAAAGTATTCTTATTCAGATATGGGAAGAAAATCTTCGAAATGTTGAAAGACAAAATGCAACCACAGTTTCAAGATGAAACACCTATGAATCCATTTGATTTATGGGAAGGTGCAGACTTTAAAATTAAAGTTCGTAAAGTAGATGGATACTGGAACTATGATAAGTCTGAGTTTGCAACTTCTAAACCATTATCAGATGATGATGCACAATTAGAAGCAGTCTGGAACAGTCAACATTCATTACAAGATGTGATTGCACCAAGTGAATTCAAATCTTATGATGAGTTGAAACAAAAACTCGATAGAGTTTTAGGTATGACAGCATCAACAGCAACTGCAGCTTCAGTTGCATCTGACATGGACGATGTTGCATATCCAAGTCCAGAACCAACAATTGCAGAACCTACAACTGCAACGACAGATGTAGACGAAGATGAGTCACTCTCATACTTCCAGAAACTTGCAAATGATGTGTAAGGATTGTCAATCCTAAGTATTTTGAATTATAAATATACTATGCACTAAGGGATTGACTGAGGGGGATGGTGTTTCATGCACCATAGAATGTACCAAGTAGGATGGTTAGAGGTTTGGGTACATAATCGTGGTAAGATATCGACAGCGGCAGAGGATATCATGTTAACGAGCGGGACAACATATGAGGGGCTCTTAACACTTCTAACTTATTATGGGAAAAGGTTCTAAAAGGAGACCTACAGTGGTCAGTGATAAACAATTCGAGGATAATTGGGAAAAGGTATTTGGTAAGAAAGAACCAAAGGTTAAGTCACGCAAGGTGACACCTAAACATGGACAATCTCAAGTCCATAAAGATAAGACCAAATACAAAAGAAAAGACAAGTATCCTTCACCTAATTATGAAGGGCCTTGGGGTAAAGATTTAGGATTAAATTAAGGTAAAGATGAGTGAGCTCTAGAATGATTTACCTTAACTCCAGTTGCAGTATAATTTCTTCTTACATTAGTATTATTGTTTGAGTTTGCAACTTGATTTTGAATTACTACAGGTGCTTTTTGTTGTTCACCTTGTGCAATAGTCATATCTGCACCAGCACCAGCAGTTTGAGGCACCATACCAAAGTTTAGATTAAAGTTATCAAAGTTTTTACCAATCTCATAACCTAATCTACCAAGTGTTTCTGCTTTCTCTTTAGTCAAACCTTCAAGACCAACAGTCACCATTGATACACCAGTACCTAGTTTTTCTAACTTACCACCAAGTTCTGGGTCTGTAAAAGTAATACCAGCAAGGTCTCTTAATTGGTCAATACCAGATTCACCAAACAAACTCTTAAGTAAACCATCTTTATTCTCTGGTAACTCAAATTCTGACATTGCATTTTTGACTTTAGTGATGTTAGTAGTAAAGGTATCTACATCCATTTCCTCAAATGGTTTAACTGCATTTGCAAATCCAGCTGCATCTGCACCTAAATCAGTTAATGGTGTAGCATCACCACTAAAGAAATCTAATACACCAGCAAATGAGTTTTTAACAGAAGGGCCAAACAATGCAGAAGTTTTTTCTCCAAATGCCTCAGTGTCAATATCCATGAAACCACTGTCATTGATTGCATTTGCAAAACCAGCTGCATCTTCACCTAGTTTCGTATATGGAGCTTCATCGCCAGGCAATAATGCAATCAATCCTGCTATTGAATTCAAGACTGATGAACCTGCTAGGGCAGCTAAACCACCAGCAACCTTTAACAAGTCTATTTGTTCTAAGTTTCGTAAAGCATCAGTTGCACCACTTTCATCAAACGATGCAATACCAGATGCCATATTGCTCATTAACTGGTAGATGGTGACTCCCATACCTAATCCAACTAATGCAATAAACGCACCTACACCAGCACCAAGTAATGCAAGACCAATAGCTGCAAGTCCAGCTGCTTTGGTAAATAATAACATAGTAGCAGGATTAAATATAAGAGTGGATGCACCTAAAGCTGCAGCTCCAGCAGCTGCACCAAATAATCCATCTCCACCAGCATCACCACCGACTTCTTCAAAGTCTGCATCAATAACATCACCACCACCAGTTGGTGATGGTAGTGCTTTTGCTTGTTGTCTTTGTTCTGTCTCGAATTGTTTTTTTGCTATATCTTGATTCTTTTTCTCAATCTTAACAATTTCTTTGTGTTGTTTTGCATCTTGTTTTCTTGCCTTAATCATGTTAAGGACTTGCAACGCAGCTTTTGCTAACAACTGACCACTAAACTTTGCAATAGTACCAAGGAATGGTAGGTTCTGGAATGCAGTTGCAGCTGGCCCTAAGAATGCAGTGACTTTATCAAAGTCACCTCTTAAATCATCCTTTAGTTCAGTAGTAATTGCACCAAAAGTTTTATCACCAGACTCTTTGATTCTCTGTGATATTGTACCTAGTATGGGTGTGAGACCTTTTTCGAGTTTATTTAATTCTCTACCAAATTTCTGTATTTCTAACATCCTATCGATGTCAAATTCTATTTGGTTTTTCATGGTGTCATCTTTTGCAGATAGTCCACCAAACTCTTCCTCGATACTTTGAAGTCTTTGTTGTTCTTCTCTTAGTCTCTTAAGTTCTGCATTGGCAGCTACACGAAGTTCAGCATCTCGTTCTTCATAACCTAAATCCATAAGACCTTGTTTACTTAATACTTTCTGTTCATCTTCGGAAGACAAACTCTCCTCTCGGATTGCCTTCCTAAGATTACCTACTGTATTTAAAGACTCACTAGAAGTAAGTTTAGCATTAAGTTGCTTTAATTCTAGATTAATATTTGCTAATCCTTGTAAAGCTTCTTTACTACTGATATTTTCGTCTGCCATAATACTATTTATCTATTTTTTTGCGTTAGTGTCGTGTTCTTTAGCTGCACTATTTACATATAGTCCAAACCAAGCAGCTCCTGCTCCAACTAGGATTGAAATCAATCCAGATTGTTCCATTGATGGTTCTGGTAATTCCATGAACCACATAGCTGCATAGTACACTAATATGATGTAGACACTTAAAAATGCACGAGGCCAGATTCTCCATGAATCTACTGCTCTTGCAAGGTGAATCCACTTTTGCCAAGGGTTCACTGTATCGTTTGCTTTAAGGTCTCTTATTTCGTCTTTAAGGGCTGCATTCTCTTGAATCATCTCCATGAACTTGGACAAATCCATTTCGACTTCATTACGAGACATGTCTCCACTAAATCTTTCATCGGCCATAATACTCTCCTATTATTTATTTTGTGCCTGTTTCCTTTGCATCTCTAGTTCTTCTAGATGTTGCAATAGTAGGGAAATATAAATTTCCCTTTCCCAAGGATACATTTCTTCCAGTTCTGTCAACGACCACTTATGGTGTTGTGTTAATCCAAAATTAGTTTGTATGTAATTTGCAAGTGTCTCATGAGAAAGGGCTAGACGAAAAAATTCTGCAATCCAGAAAGTTCTTGTTCTTGAGTCTGTCCACATTTACTACATGCAAATTCTACATCATATACCATTTTGGGAACTGAACTAAACCATTCCATTAAAGTATTGAACTGGTCTACAGTTAGTCCATCAACAAAGTCATTTACTTCTTTTTCAGTAAATTCTTTCGTCTCATACACATTATCTGCATCAAAGATTTGTTCTATACATTTGTTTAACACTTTAAAGATATTTTCTGTTCCAATATCCATACCAGACTCATATAATTCTTGAACATCTGAATAACTTGGTATTCTCATCATTACACCTATAGTATCTGTTATCATTACTTTAGGTTCTTTGAGTTCACCTTCTATTCTCATCTTATCAAATTCAATATTGACAGGTGTTTGTCCATCACATCCTTCTGGTTGTTTAACACATGGTAGTATAACCTTTGTAGACTCACCTACAGATTTCATTCTGATTTGAATAAACAACCATTCTAAATCTGTATTACTGAGTTTATCTACAGTCCAATCACTGTCTTGTAGTTCTGAACATGACCTTATCAAATTCATCATTCCATTTGATATTGATTGTGGTGTTCCATCTTCTAATGTTTGCAACAATATCTTTTGTTCCTTAACATTAAATGGACGAAACTTTGCCTCAATCTTTGAAACAGGTAATGTTTCGAAATACTCAACTGTATTAAGTTTAGGTAATCCCATAATATACTCCTATAATCAATTAACCAAAGACTTCATCTTCGATTTTTCTTTTTACCTTATTCTCTAATTTACTTAGGTGTTTATCCATAAACCCTATTATTAAATTAGAAGGTTTCGAGTTCATGAATTCACTCTCCCAAAACCTATATCTAAATTGTGCATTAAATTTAGTGACTTCACTATTTTGATACCCCATAGCAATTTGTGCTAATTGTACTGGGAATGCATCTGACATTAGACATCTATAATTTACAGAATCATATTTATCTAACATCTCTAAATAAATTATCCCTCGATAATCATCATGAAATCTACTATGAAAGTTTCCACCAGAGAAACCATTCATTGTACTCATCCATAATTCTACTAATTCTCTGTCTTCCATATCATTCGTTAAATAGAATGAACAATCGAATTGGTCATATTGTGGTTTATGTGGTATGACTCTCTTAGGGCCATATTCTGAATCTTCAACAGAGAAGAAACCTCTGCCAGGCATTGATGCAGATTCACATCTAATACCTCTTATTGCAAGACCACTATTCTTTGCACCAGTACCAAACATTGATACATTATATCTATTACTTCGTTGTAAATCATCTATTTGTGCTTTAAATCTATCTATCTTCATGAAATTTGTTTCCTACTTTCTTTCCAGACTGCATCCAAACTAGATTTTTTGAATGATTCGATTGGTAGAAATATTGCAATCTCCCAGTCTGCACTATCAACCTTTGCAAATGCACTTCTTACATGTGAAGATAGATAGTGTTTATAACATGCTTTATAGAAAGGTTTACCACTGATACCTTTTAATAAATCATATGTCAGTTTAAATCTTGTTGACTCATCGAACTTATTATTTGTTGTCCTATCGTATAATTGGTCTAAGAACTGAGCTCTCAATGAGTGTGGTAGATAATGTAGGTTAAGACCATAAAATCCACCTTTAGCAGGTTCTACTGGTATTACAAGAGGAAATCTATCGTAATAAGGTAGTGTTTGTTTATGTTTTGGGTCATACATCATCATGTACATATCACCAAATATCTGTCTTTTTCGTTGTTTTGCATCTCTCATCAATTCAGTTCTATTAACTCTTTTTAATGTAGATACTCGTTGTCTGAACCATCTCATGGACTCTTTAGTCCTTGCTTGGATACCACCACGAAAAGCTTCTCTTTCTAATCTGTCAAATAGTTTACCTGCCATACATGTATTTATACCACTTTTTAAATCTTTTTGTTGCATCATAGGTACATTTTTTTGTATAATAACCTTGTAATTGAGAATTACCGAGTGCTTGAGGATTCGACCTCGTAAAAAACCAGTGAAAATCCTACTTGATTAAGGTTTAGTCCAGATGACACTGAAAAGGTTCTTAATCATTAGAAACAGTTCACGAAGTTCAAAAGTCTTGAGAGGTCACAGGTTCGAATCCTGTCTGTCGCCGAGGGCACAGTGGAGAAGTGGTGTGTATCTCTTGAAATGTCAATTGGATGTAGCTATTGCAGTTATACATTTGAGGCAGAGCATAAGACTTATCGTAAATCGTAGAGTCATGTGAGTAAGCATGTGGTGAGATTGTCCCTAGTGATAATCAATATAACCAGTAACTACTTCACTACCTTGATTCAACCATTACACAACTTTGTCCATCCTCTGGTTAAAGAGTGAGGATTGTAAGATATCTTACCACTAAGGGACATTGTAAAAGAGAACGAGTACCATATGGATGCTAGATTCGTTGACCTTGTTAATCTTACAAGGTAGAGTTTACGCACATTGAAAGTTCGGTGGGTTGATACTGTATCAATACTGGGAGACATAACAAACGAAGGTATTTAACGCGAGAAGAGGGGACTAAACATGGTTAACTAACGAGGGCATCTGGTGGTAAAAAAATCAGATTTTATTGAATTCCTGTTGGGGTCAGTGATGACTTTCCTAACTTTAGTAGTGGTGATATACGAATACAAGATGGAGGCGTGTTGACTGTTTGTTGTAAAAACAAGAGACGAGACTCAAGCGTGCAACAGACAGATAGTCGGAGACCTATACAGAATCCGAGCGTAGAAAGAAGGCCTGAGTTAGAGTATGATGATAAGTGTATGGATGTGAGTTGAAAACAATTGGTGTCTGGTACTTGTTAGATTCTTGGAGAATAAGAGGGTATAGTCGTCTAACAGTTAGTAGGGAATACGAAATCTCGCTCAAGGTGGTGATGAAACAGTGGTTGCAAACACCGAGTAGTCATTAACGAACTTCACCATTTTAGACGATTGCTATCATAAGAACCATCGTCAAAACCCCACCTCGAATTCATACTTGATATGATGATATGGTGGGGTTTTTTTTACGCTTTCAAATGGTCTTCTGTTATTATTCTAAACTTATATCCCCTATCCAAACAATACTCTTCTGCAGCTTCCCACTTTGCACGATTGATTGCATAAGTTCTTGCCTCTCTTATATATTTACCATAATGTTTACCCTTCTTAGTGGGTTTCTTGGTTTGTGCTTTAGGTTTGACCTCAATGATTTCTTTTACTATCTGTCCTTGTTGATTCTGGTATTTTATCCAGAAGTCTGGGAAATATCTATGGACTCTTTTATCTAATCCACGATATGGTATAATAATCTCCTCACTAGACCATTCTAATATACTGGGATTCTTATCACAATATTTCATGAATCTCAATTCCCACATTGAACGATATATCACCTTAGTTGGGTCACCTTTGTACTTTTTATAGTTCTTTGGTTTGAATCTTCCCTTGTAACTCATATAAATACCTTATACATAACTAAATCTATAGAGAGTATTTATATGAAATTTTTCAAGAATCTTAAAGAGTCAATCCTTGGGTCAATCAAGGAAGACCTTAATTCTGCATTAGGTGGAAAACAAGCACTATTTAATTCAAAAATATCTGGTGCATTAGATGACCTAATTTCAATGAAGACTGGTATTAACATATCAAATATACCATCTAAAATTACAGAAGAAGCTGCACTTGCATCAGAAGCTAGGAGAAGACTAATAAAGAATCCAGATAAAGCTGTAAACGAAGATGGAACTCGTATACAACCATCAAAAAGAGCAATGTTAAGATTTCCAACCTCTAATGATAGGTTTATTGATAACTGGATTGTCTTTAGAACTAGACCAAGAAAAATTGATGCTGGTTTATTAAGAGGAGTGACACATGATGGTGATGCTGGGACACATGGATTTAATTTAACAGAAGGTGAAAAAGATAATGGAATGGGAAATGGTAAAAGACATACCTTTTCTGCAACTCAAAGAGAGTGTTTAATTGCATTATATTTCCCTAATAATGTTAAAGATACCATACAAGTAGATTATGAAACAAAAGATGTAGGACTAGGAGAAGCATTCTTGACTGAGTTTTTCGGTAATAATCAAGAAGGATTCGATTTTGATTTCGGTATAGGTGATACAATACAAGAAGCATTTAAAGCATTTGGAGAATCAATATTTGAGGCAACTGCACAACAAGAGGGTTCAGCAGTTGCAAACCCTAAATTATTAAACTTTGGTGGTGTTGGAATGAGAGAACACACCTATACTTTTGCATTAAATCCATATAATGAAGCAGATGCACAAGAGATAACAGACATTATTTACTGGTTTAAACTCATGTCACTACCAATGTCATCTAATGAGAACCCTAGAATATCCATATTACCAGCAGAATGGGAAATAAACTTCAAAGGCCCTATATTAGGTCACATAGAACATCCACAGAATTGTTTCTTATCAACTGTTGATGTCGATTATTCTGGTGGTAAAGATATGTCATTTATTGAGTCTGCTAGTGCAGATGTAAGAGAAGATAATGGTATATGTACTCCAGATGATGACCAACCAGTTCTTGAAGGTCAGATAGGAAAAAATCATAAAATACAACATTACCCAAATGGTGTTACTTTAACTCTTACATTTAAAGAAATATTAAATATCGATAGACTTAGATATGTCGGTAGGGTTGCAGCTTCAGCTAGAGGTGCAAATCAAGATACACAACGAGAAATTAAAGACTTTGAACTAGGTATGGGTAATAACTCATTAGGGCCAGGTCAAACTGGTGCAAATGCAACAGAGGAAGGTGATATCGTAGCAGGTTCAAGAAAACCAAGAGGGTCACATAATGCAGACTTCGGTAGACGAGGTGGAAGTGGAAGCCATAATGATTAGGAGTAATATATGAGTCAAAAACAATATTTTAGACATTTTCCAACGATTGATTTCGACCTTAAGAATGATGGTAATTTAATCAAAGCAAAAGATATATTTCGTAATATAAGAGTAGGTGCAAATGCCGAAGATGCCATCTCTGGATACGAATACTATTATATTCAAGACCAAGATAGACCAGATGTAACTGCAACTAAACTGTATGGAGATGCAACTTTATATTGGTTATTCTGGATGGTTAATCCACATCTTGCAGTGCATAGTGATTGGCCAAAGTCTCAGAGAGTACTAGAAAGATTCATTAAAAGGAAATATTCTGGTAAAGCTATCGTAGCACCATTCCAGTCGGATATCGTATCCAGTTCGGATTCGAAATTTTTCCAAGGGGAAAAGGTAGTAGGTTCTACCAGTTCGGCCTTCGGATTTGTCACCAAAATAGACCCTACTAATCAACAAATAGTACTCAACGATATAGAAGGACAATTCCAAGTAGGAGAAACAGTCACAGGGTCGAACAGCTCGAAGAGTTTTATTATTAGTTCGGTTCGAAATTTTTCAGACTCACCACATCACTATGAAGACTCAGAGGGTAATAAAACGACTATAAGTAATGGTAATACACCAGTATCTAACCACGACTATGAGCAGAAGTTTAATGATGATAAGAGAAGTATCAAATATATTCAGAGTAAGTATGTACCACAACTTATCAGAGAGTTCAAGTCATTCATAGGTTCTTAATATGGCACAATCAATAGGTTTAAATTCACCTAATTCTTACAGATTAATCAGTGCAGTTATCAGTAATAATGAAGGTAATCAGATAGATGTAAGTAATCTAGTAGACTCTTTTCAGTTAACTGAGAGTATCTATCAGATGTTTTTAACTGGTAATATCGTTATTGCAGACAATATTAATGTATTTAATCGATTAAATATTACTGGACAAGAATATTTAAGACTGCATTTTAGTGGAATACAGGGGAATGAAGAAGAAGTACCAGACGATGAACAAATAAATCAAGTATTTCGTATATTTAATGTCTCTACTTATGTCAGAGATACCTCTACAGACCTCTCAAAGGTATTATATTCCCTTGATTTTTGTTCTCCTTTATTATATGAAGCAAGAACTAAGAGAATATCCAGAGTATATAGAGGAAAGTCTGGAGATATATTAAATAAAATATGTAAGGAAGAATTAAATTTTGTAGAGACCGAAGGTGGTAGAGGTGGTGCCGCAGGTGACTTGAAACCGCGTGTGAAGGGGGGGCAGGAAGTCGGTAACTATTTCTCTATATTCAATGCAGACAAAGGAGATGTCTCTGGGTTTCTCTGTCCCAATTGGACTGTATATAAGACCTTAGAGTGGCTGAGAGACAACACCAGTGAGGATGACAGTCAACCTTATGGGGATTCTTACTACTTCTTCCAGACAGCTCTCAATGGGTTTAGGTTTATGAATGTCGAACAGATGTATAATATATCTTATCTAGATGGTGCAGTAGAGTTTAGTCCCAGAGATGGTTCTATGGTCAATTCAGATAACTACGACTACTCAGAGGGTGTAGGAAACGACATTCTATCCTACAATAAGGTTAACCTATATGACACTTTACTTGCACACCAGAGCGGCTTATATGCAGGCACAGTGCATTCTTATGACACAGTAACTAAAACTATCACAGTTATCCCTAGTCAATTCACGCAACAGTTCGAAATAGAGAATAATGAGTATAAGAAAGGTCTTGCAGTAGCCCCTTCCTTTAGATTTGGTGCAGAGAATATAAGAGTACCAGATGATGGGGGTGGAGAAGATGTTATGGGAGCCGCTCAGACTGCAATTGAGGGAGACTCTATTATAGATAGATTTGGAGCCGCTGTCAACTTTGGATATAATGTACCCTATACATTTAGTAATAAAGCTGAGGATGTAGGGAACAGTATAACAAGTGGTGGGAGTCATGTCAAGTTTAATAGACAGAGAGTAGAGAGTTTATTCGAGAGTAATAGAGTAAATATTCAGATACCAGCAAGAACTAATATTAGTGCAGGCATGGTGATACAGGTTAAAATACCTATGCCAACACCAGCACCTAGTGATAGAGAAGAACTACAACATAATGGTAGACTATTAGTAGAGAGTATTACATGGAAGGGTTCTAGGAGTGGACTCGAAGTACAGCTCTCATGCACCACAGATGGACACCAAGTCAATCCAGATACCTTCGAAGGTATGACATTGGATTCTCAATACTAAAAGGACAGTGTTTTGGGACTCCTAGACTATTTTTGGCTGGGCATTGCTACCCCCCAAAACTTGGTGGGCAGTTAAGGGACTCCTAGAGTTTATCTGGGACTCCTAAATAATAAACGATAGGGAGATTATATGTTAAAAGATATATTAAATACCCACAGAAATATGATGTATGAATTTATGGAAGTGACTGGGTTAGATGATTATGGATTAGCATGGTTTTGTTTTATGAAAGGTGTAATATTTGCATCTTTAATTGTATGGATTTTTTAAATGAGAAGATGTTTTTTGAATAGTAAGATACATGGTGCAGTTTGTACCGATGTGGATTTAAATTATGAAGGTAGTATATTAATAGACGAAGATTGGATGGATGAGGTGGGACTCCTAATCCACGAACAGGTTGATGTTTATAATAAAA